GACTGATGATTGGGTCGATGCTGATGGTACTAATGCGGTAACACCTTCTTAATCTGGCTGGGGCCTTTTGGCCCCTTGCCTTTTGGAGTGCGCTATGCCTACTAATTTAACAAACGAATCCATTAGTTCTACGTACACGCAGTTACTTCACGTAAACGGCGGCGTTACAGGTCCGCTAGTTACTATTCATAGTGGTAATGGTGTAGCAAGCGCTTGCGCAATTAGCACCACTGGTTTTAGGGCCGGTAATGTTATTCTATCTGGCAACACAATTTCTACAAGCGGATTCGTTGACCTAAACCTAACTCCCGGTGGGTCCAATACAGTTAATATCGCGAATGTAAACATTACAGGCGGAGTTATTGATGGTGTAAGCGAGATTACAGATGTCGGCACCATCTCTGTTGAAGGCGGCGCATACACTAAAGTTGAGTCAGCCTCTAGTTCCTCTGGAACTTTGACCCTTGATTGTGATACGTCGAATGTTTTTACAGTCACGCTGACAGAAAACGTAAGCTCTTTGGTGTTAAACAACATTGGTTCTGGGCAGACTGTCAACGTACTCCTAACACAAGATGGTACAGGCAGCCGGACTATGAGCTGGCCTGCTTCGTTCAAATGGCCCTCGGGTTCAGCACCTTCGCTGTCTACTGGCGCTGGTGAAGTCGATTTGTTAACCGCAACCCGCATTGGCTCGTCTTGGTATGCAACATTAATTAAGGATTTTAGTTAATGACATTTGCCGCCCGTAGACCATTGGGAGAGGTTATCTCACCTCCCGGTCCGCCTCCGCCCCCACCGGCGGAAGTTGTGCTATTGGACGGCAACTACGTAAGTTTAGTGTTTGAACCAGCAACAGCTACGTTTACATATTCTGTACGAGACGATGGGTTTGTTGTGGGCAGTGCCAATTCTGGTGGTAGCCAGTCATACGAGTGGTTAACTGGCACAGGCTCAGTATCTGACTATGATGTTCGCTGGACGCCGACTCCGGGTAGTGCTGTCCCAGATACAGGTACCACAAGCACGTGGCTCAACCTTGGCACTACTAGAACGTGGTCGATCAGCCGTACGGCTTCTGGTGGGCAGGTTTATGGGGCGGTCATAGAGATTAGAGAAACCTCGACAGGTACAGTTTTAGCTGATGCTGATCTGTCCATATTCCTAGAAGTCGTAGGGGAGATTCCACTGTAATGGCTACTAGAGTTGACAAGTCAAAGATGAAGTGCAACAAACCGAAGCGCACTCCTAACCACCCCAAGAAGTCGCATGTAGTAAAAGCATGTAGCGGTGGCAAAGAGAAAATTATTCGTTTCGGTGAGCAAGGTGCCAAGACTGCTGGCAAACCAAAAGCCGGTGAGTCAGATCGCATGAAACAAAAACGCAAATCATTTAAAGCCCGGCACGCCAAGAACATCAAGAAAGGTAGAATGAGTGCGGCGTATTGGGCCGACAAGGTAAAATGGAGCATACTAGTGCCACTGTTAAGTGGTGAGGTATTTTTAAATGCAACCAATTCAGGATTCTGGAACTTTTTGTAATGGCTAATCGAGATCAGGAAATGGTTGATGGTGTGGCTCAGATTGTACGTAGAGTCAAAGATAAAGCCAACCGCAGAGAGATCGTCGACTATGTAATGCGTGATTTTAAAAGCGAAAATGTGAAAGTAGACAAAGATAAATTTATGAGGAAGGTAGGTTTAGGAAAAAGTAATGGCCAAATCAAAACCAAATAATCCGTCTTTGTGGAGTCGAGTTAAGTCTCAAGCAAAGAAAAAGTTTGACGTATATCCAAGCGCATACGCAAATGCTTGGGCCGCCAAGGAATACAAGAAGAAAGGCGGAACATGGTCTGGTGCTGACAACAGAGTGAAGAAGAAACGGAGCACCAAGCGTGGCTAAGAAAGGCGGATTAGGCAAGTGGTTTGACGAACAGTGGGTTGATATCAAGACCGGCAAAGCATGTGGCAGGTCAGGATCAGAAAAGTCAAAACGTGGTTATCCTGCTTGTCGTCCTAAAGCTGCTGCTAGTAAAATGTCAAGAACCGAAAAGAAGGCTATGGCCTCCAGAAAAACAGGACCAAAAAGACAATCGTGGCCAGTGTCGCCATCGGGTAAAAGGAAAAAGAAATGAAAAGATATTTGCGCAATAAAGCTGATGGGACTATTTATGGCTGGGATGAATACCTAGCGCAGAACCCTAAATGCGAAGAAGTGTCTGAAGAAGAAGCGTTCCCTGAGCGTTTTATGACAGAGGAAATTGTTGAGCGCATTGAGAAGAAAGTCCAGCCTAAAAAGAAAAAGGCCAAGAAAAAGAAGGCTAAAGCTAAGTCTAAGGTTGGCTTGTCTACCAAAGATGTCCCAGAAGCTCCGTCTTTTACGCCGGAAGAACTGGGTATTGAAGCTTCAAGAGACTTGCCCTAATGACTCCTTCGTTGGTCATCACCGAGGTTAGACGGCTTATTCAGGATGAGAACGCTCCTGTTAGGTACAGTGATGCCACGCTTTTGGGTTTTGTTAATCAGACGCTCAAGCGCATGGCTATGCTGCGTCCAGACTTGTTCACTACTGTTGCGGATATTCCCACAGTGTCGGGTCAGGTATACCAAGCAATCCCTGCTGCCGGTAGCCGATTGGTAGAAATCTTTGGTGTATCTGGCGGTAATGCCATTGAGGAAGTAAATCGGGATGAGTTTGACCGAGCCTACCCTGCGTGGCAATCGGATGCTGCTGGCGTACCAACCAAATACATGCGCCACACTCGTAACCCTAAAGGCTTTTTCTTGTACCCTCGCCCGCAAGCAGGGGTTCAGCTATTGGCTGAATACGTGGTGTCTCCTCCGGACTATACGCTTTTGCAAGCTATCATTACCCCGGCCGATGAATACTTCTCAACCATCGTGGATGGCACGGTGTTCTTGGCTGAATCTGTTGATAATGAGCACGTAAGTTCCGGCAGAGCCAAACTATTTTACGATTCATTTGTCCAAAGCCTAGGTGTTTCTGGTCAAGCCAGAGAGATTACAGACACAGAGCGCGGCGGCATAGGTACACCACCGGAGGCATGACATGACACCTAATGATGTTATTGCGGATGTAAAGCGGCTCGCTCAAGACAGCGGGCTTTTGCGTTCTCCGGATACCTACCGTGATGATGTGCTGCTGTCGTTTGTAAATCAGACAATTAAGCAGACTGCCATCTTACGTCCAGACTTGTTTGCCTTTACCGATACGGCGTTTGCTGTTACTGCTAACCAGCCTATCCAGACGCTTCCATCCGATTCGATCCGATTAATTGAAGTGTTCTATGTATCTAGCGCTGGTGGCGGTGCAATCGAGGAAGTGGACAGAGACCTACTGAACCGCACAGATCGGGATTGGGTCAATGCGACCGCTGGTATCCCAATCAAATACACACGCCATAGCCGGAACCCAAACAAGTTTTTCTTGTACCCACGACCCCAAGCTGGTGTTACTTTGGCGCTGGAATATGCACAGTCACCCCCTACTTATACGGGTGGGCAGACTATTGCGTTGCTTCCTGATGCTTATTTACCAGCGTTGGTTAACGGCACGGTTTATCTGGTCGAGGCGATTAACAACCAGTCTACTAGCACGAGCGTACGGAAAGACCCGAATAGAGCTGCAGTATTCCAGAACGCCTATACAGAAATGCTGGGCGTATCACTGCAAGCCAACGCTGTTCTTGATAATGAAACTACTGTACCTGCGGGGGCACAACAATGACGCCAAGTAATATCATTAGCTATGCCCGTCGGTTGATCCAAGACAACCAGCTTCTCCGCACTACCGAAGACTACATTGACGAGACGCTTCTGGACTATGTGAACCAAGCCCTTAAGCAGACTGCGGTGTACCGGCCTGATTTGTTCCTGCAAATTGCGGACATCCCGACTACTGCGGATGTGGTGCAACAGACAGCACCTGCCGATTCGATGCGCTTATCGGATTTATTTAGCGTCAAAGATGGTAACGCCATCGTGGAAGTGTCGAGGGAAACGCTAGACAGATCAGCCCCCGGCTGGACTCAGGTGGCATCCGGCACGCCT